ATATATATCTATATATATATTATATATATACAGGAACTCTTAAAAAATAAATAAACTATCCCGATTGTCCTATAGAAGTTATCCACATATACACATATTTTTGTACTTATCCACAAATGCCCATATACCGCCACTAACGGAGGGGGGTACTACACGGAGGTCGGTGGATTCGTGATTGAATTTTCGAGTATCCCAACTTTGTATCTTAATAGGAAACAGGGGGTATATATAACAAGTTTAAGCAAGTTTGGGCAAGTAGGTATTGACATAGTTGGGTCAAGTATGATAGAGTTTGGTCAAGTTAAGATAAGTTTAAACAAGTATGACTAAAAAGATAATGTTAACAGTTCCAGAGGATTTATATAGTAGGATAGAGGAGGCGAGTAGGGAGAGTATGAGGCCAATAGCTACAGAGGCATTGTATAGGGTTAAGTTAGGTTTAGATGGGGTCTTGTTAAGTGGGGCGAGTGAGGATAAGCGTAGTGTTGAGGGTTCGAAGATAGATTCTGGGGATAGGGTTAAGGTTAAGGAGGGGGTTCCAGTGGAGAAGGAGGTCAGGTTAGACAAGTTAGTAAAGAGTGGGGTAGTTAAGAGAGGGGTAAAGGAATTGCCGAGTCAGGATGTAGGTGGGTTGAAGACATACTTCAAGGGTTAGGTTGACAGTGAGACAGAGTGGGGGTATTATTTAGTGGTAGTAAGGTATTGCTATCGTAGTTCTTTTATACATGGTTACTGGGCAAGAGAAGTAACACGAATGAGTGGATTGGGGCAGACTTATTTCCACGAGTTTAATCCAGGAATTGAACGGTGTTGTTAGCCACACAATTCAGTCCAGTAGCCTTGTATAAGTTTTAGGGATAGTGTGGTAGTATTGTTTTGGTATATATATAATCTAGCAAGGCATTAGTGAGATTATGGCAAAAATAAGGGGTCCGAAGGATTTAGAATTGAAGAACACATTGGCACAAGTAGAGCCAGACATAAGGGGCAGGGTTCTTTCGCAGTACAAGGATTTATCGCCGAAGGAGAGGACATCATTGATAGAGAATTTGGTAGAGAGTGCAATGACGCTAGGGATTACAGACATATATGCGATTAGGGATTGGATAGGGAACAAGAAGTTTCCAATGAACAGTTTGACATCAGCGAAGAACAGGATTTTAGAAAGATGGCGAGCGGAGTCGAGCAATGTTAGTGAGAACATAAGTAGGGACAGGGCGTTATTGATTTCGGCGGCGTGGAGTGAGGTAAGGGAGTGTGAGAATTTGTACAAGAGTGCCGAGCATATTAAGAACAAGGTAGCGATAAAGAAGTTGAAGTTAGAGTGGTTACAGTTTATTTCCAAGTTGAGTTTTGTGGACAAGTTGATAGAAGCCAATGAGGCTCCTATGAACATCATCATTCACGATAGTGATGTTAATATGACTGCCAAAGAAAAAGATGCAAGAGGTTAATGTATATTTATACGAATTTCACAATGCAGACGGTACAGTAACTCGTTCTCCAGAAGCTGGACAGCAGGAGATTATTGATAGTAATGCTAGGTATAAGGTGATTGTGTGCGGGAGAAGATGGGGAAAGGACCAACCATTAACGACAAAGATACTTACCACAAAGGGTTGGAAGACCATAGGAACGGTGAGGGTTGGGGACAAGGTGTTTGGTCCAGACGGAAAGCCAGTAATGGTTGTACGCTTGTCTGAAACATACCGTGGTAGAGATTGTTACAGAGTAACCTTTAGTGACGGTTCAGTGGTAGAGGCTTCAGGAACACACAATTGGTTAGTGGAGTCTAGGAGTTTTAGAAAGAACATAGCCAGAACACGAAGCACTAAGATTGGAATGTCTTTGTTAACGACGGAGGAAATGTATGATACTTACATTTTGCAGCGTAAGGATGGAGGTATAGAACATAATTATTCTATTCCAGTTACTGAGCCATTGGTGTTTAGCAGGAAGTCTTTGTTGATTGACCCATATTTACTAGGGTATTGGTTAGGCAATGGTGCGAGTAAAAATTCAGAAATAACCATAGGGGACAATGATTCTCAAGAGATTGTTGGTTACATAGAAGAAAAGGGTTATGAGGTGAAGAAGCTTAAAAGTCCTCTTCGATGGAGTGTGTACAATGGGGATAGGACTATAATGAATGAGTTAAGAAAACTAGGGGTTAGCAAGGACAAGCATATACCAGAGCAGTACTTAATGAGTTCTGTGTCGGACAGGTTTGAATTGTTAAGGGGCTTAATGGATTCAGACGGATACATTGAGGAGAATGGTAACTTAGAGTACTGTTCAAAGTCTAATAGGCTTGCAGAGGGCGTAAAACAGCTTGTAATTGGTTTGGGGATTAAGTGTACACTTACCGAGAGTGACGCAAAGTTGTACGGAAGGGTTGTGAGTAAAAGATACAGGTTGTCGTTTACCACAGACAAAGAAGTCTTTAAGTTGAGGAGAAAGGCGAACAGAATAAACAAGAATACAAAGGCAGACATTAAGAGAAGGTTTGTTGTTCGTGTTGAAAAAATAGACAGTGTGCCAACGAAATGCATAACCGTAGACAGTGAGTCTGGGCTTTACTTGGCAGGGGAGTCTTTAATAGCGACGCACAATAGTACTCTGGGCATTAATGAGGCTCTTAAAAAGGCTCAATCAAAGGATAATGCTACGGTATGGTACATTGCACCTACTTATGGTCAGGCTAAGACTATTGCGTGGAGGTTTTTAATTAGCCGATTGCAATTGTTTCCCAAGAGTTATCAGAACAGGTTGAGGATTCAAGAGAACCAATTGCAGATAACATTTCCAAATGGTAGCGTGTTAGCATTAAAAGGAGTAGATAATCCAGACTCATTAAGAGGTAGTGGTTTGGATTATGTGGTTCTTGACGAGTATGCTATGGACAATTACCAGAGGTATCCAGTATGGAGGGAGATTATACGACCTGCATTGGCAGACAGGGGTGGTGGTGCATTGTTTATTTCCACGCCAAAGGGGTTCAATGGATTCTATGACTTGTATGCTTACGCCGATTCTGGCGTGGACCCAGACTGGGAAGCGTGGAGAATGCCAACAAGTAGTTGTAGGCATGTTAGCAAAAAGGAACTGGACGCTGCCAAGAGGGAGTTGGGCGAGGACTTGTACTCACAAGAGTTCGAGGCAGAGTTCAAGAAGAGAAGTGGGCTTGTGTACAAGGAGTTTGATAGAGATGTTCATTTGGTTGGTGCCATGAATCCAATGGATGTGCCTAGGGATTGGTACTTAGAGATTGGCGTAGACTTTGGTGCAGGGCATCCTACGGCGGCGGTGTATGTAATGTTTAACAATATAACAGACACGGCGTATGTGGTTGACGAGTTTTATCAGGCGGAGGGGATTATTTCAGAGAATGCAGAGCAAATGATGGCAAAGGAAAGAAGATGGATGAAGAAAGCGTACATAAGATGGGGGGACTGTCAGGGAAAGCAAGAAATAATCGAGTACAACAAGGCAGGGTTTGTGCTTGCACCGACACCTAAGGGAAGTGGGGATTCCAATACTTTGAGTGTTGAGCCAGGAATACAAGAAATTAAGTCTAGGCTTAGAGTGGACCCTGTGGACAAAGTGCCAAGATTATACATTTGCAAGAATTGTGTTAATTTGATTAAGGAGTTTGAGAATTATAGATGGAAGTCTAGTAAGAGGTTAAGAAACACTATTGAAGTGGACGAAGAAATCATAATGGAGAACAGAATGGCAGACGCACCAGAAAAAAGATGGGACGATTGTTTAGACGCTTTAAGGTATGTTTTACAGTATCATAGAAGGCATGATGAGGATGTTATTAAGAGCAATTACTCGTTTAGACCAAGAAATGCATTGACTGGTATTTAATTTATTATTTAATTTGTTATGATAAGAAAAACAACAAAGGGGTATGTGGTTCTTTCAGGCGAGGGCAAGAGATTGGGAGGACCATACAAGAGCAGGGAAGCTGCTAAAAAGAGGCTCGCACAAGTAGAAATGTTCAAACACATGAAGAAGAGATAATTTAATTTTTAATAAAACAGTTATGAAAGTACTTATAAAAAATGTTCAGTTAGAAAAGGAGTTTCCTAAGTTCAAGACTTTGGAAGGGTGTTCGGAGAGTCTTTTGAAAGAGATTGCTACGAAGTATCAGATTGGTACTCAGAAGAGAATCAAGTTTAATAGGGAGATTGAGTTGTACGGAGAAAGGAAGTTGCAGACTTCTTACAGGTTTGTTAATCGTACTAGGATTGAGTTGATTAAAGAGATTCGCAACAGGGCGAAGATTTCCATTGACATACCAAGGGATTATTGGACTTCTGAACAATATGAGGCGTTTTTAGACGAAGGAATCTTAGACAATATGGATGTTAATGTTGAGTTGGAGTTCAAGAAGAGGATTGGAGTTTACAAGGACTTAATGCCATACGAGGACTTGCCAAGACACAAGCAGGACGAAATGTTCATGGAGGTTTCGTTGGATGTGTGGGAGTATTTGACAAACGAGTTTAATTACAAGCTGGATGTGGACAAGAACAAACTTCAAGTTAGAAGATGGAGACCACTTCTTTATCCTCATGATTTCATTTGGGAAACCGACGAAGAAAAAGAGATTGCTACTAACATGAAGAAGATAATTGATGGCGCTGGTGGAGACTCACTTAAATTAAACAATGCAATGAAACTTGTTAGAGACATTGAGGAACCAATCGAAGACACAATTGAATAACAACGATTCTATGGAAAAGAGGGTGGAGATAGGTCTTGTTGATGAGGACTTTTGGATTATATTCAATGACCTAACAAAAGACATGCTTTTTGGAACCATTGAAATGACCATAATCGCTGGAACGATTGATACGGTCAAAATCAATCAGAACTACAAAATAAAGGAGAGGATTGACAAGGATGGTAAAAAAATTGTAGAGTTTAAATAATATATTCATAAAATATACACATGGCTAAGCAAGAAAAGTCTAAATTGTACAGATACTTGGACAGTTCAGACAAAAAATACACAGTCAATTACTCACTTTGGACAAATAAGTATGAGTTTAGGTTGATTGACAAGGTAAGAAATAGACTTTATGAAATGAGAAATGCTAGGTCTGGGAATTGTTATGTTTACGACCCAGACGGTTCTAAGGACTGGGACACCCATTGGGACAATGAAGAGATAGAGTACTTAGCACAAGCGTCTGTTCAGAATGTGGACGACCACAGGAGTAACTTAAAGTCTTTTATGGCGTACAGAACCATTGCGGCACTTGAGGCTAGAGAGAGAAGGCAGGATATTACTTTCTTGGTTGAGGAGAGAAATGAAAAGGATAGGGGTAGGGCTATTACACATAGGTACATACTTGAGGATTATATGCGAAGGCATCCAGAGATTAGGTATAAGTTCTTTGATGTACTGAAGGGTACTAAAATATTTGGTTCTTACTTTGCGTATATTCCGTACACATTTAAGTATAGAAAGACCAAGAGTCCAAAGGTGGCAGAAATAACCAAGAAGCAATTAGAGTCTGGGGTTATTCCTGAAATGGAGTACGAAGACAAGATTGTTGTAGATTACGAAGACCCAGATTTTATTCCAATGCATCCTAGAGATGTTTATGTGGACCCGAATGCTGAATATATGCATGGGTCGAGTAAGGCTGCGAATGATGCAGCGATTGCCCTCTACTTGACCCCAGCACAGGTTAAAGACATGTTTAGTGGTACACCAGGGATTAAGAACCTGGACAAGATTAAGGATTCTAACACTGGAAACACAGAGTCGTTTGGAACTCCGTTTTTTGATAGATGTAAGGACGCCGAGAAAGGGTACGACGAATTGATTATTTATTGGAACAAGGAAACAGATAGTGAGGTTATTGCGTACGGGGATATTCTTCTTAAAGAGAGTCCTATACCGTACATTGATAAGCAGATACCGTTGTTACACTTCAGGTGCATACATCATCCAGGGCAGTTTTATGGAATGAGCATGGTAGATGTTGTTATTCAGCAGAGTGCAGAGGACACCTCGTTAAAGAATGCAAGAATAGACCAAATAAAGTTTGCGTCTTATCCTCCGATTCTTTCTGGCACGAGTTCTTTTGCCGACATACGAAGACAGTGGGGTACAATCGAGCCATTTAAGGTTATTGAAACATCTGACATATCGCAGGTTAAGGTACTTCAATTACCAGGTGTGCCGTACGATTCGTTCAGAATATCACAAGACCTTAAGGACGAGGTAGTTATGAATACTGGTGTAAATCCACAGGGATTAAATCTTCCTATGAGTTCTACTCCAGCGACGAACACCCTAGCAATGAAAGAAAACATGAGTGACATGGTGAACATGTACGAGGACAATGCACTTTCAGCAATGAATGATTGGGCATACATGCTGGAGAGTCGTGTATGTCAATGGTACAGACTACCAAGTAAGCAGAGAACACTAGAGCTTGGTAAGAAAGCCATGAGAGAATTAAGACTCGAAGATGTTGAATTGTTTAAGAATGATAAGGGTGAGTGGAATTCAAGAGAGATTAAGGGATACAAGATTATTGACTTGGAGCCAGAGATGTTTGATTGGAAGGGTTTTCCAAGAGTTTATGTGTCACCAGACTTCATGTCGCCAATTAGTAAGGCGTACAAGCAGAGGAAAATGCAAGAGATACTTCCGCAATTGGCACCATTTGCTGGTGAACCAGGAGGAATACTTCCTAATGGGCAACCAGTTGTGGTCAATCTTAGAAAACTTGTTAAAATGTATACAGAGGCTATGGACTTGTATGACACAGAATTGTTGGTTGACGCTAATGAGGATTGGCTAGAAGAGATTAAACAGGCACTAGAGCAACAGACAAAGATGGAAAAGGATGAGTATGTGGCAGGGGTTCCAGGAGAGCCAGAGGCACACAGATACCAGCATGCGACGCAATTATTGCAACTTAATGATGCTGTGTCTTCTGAAGAGTTTTCCATGGCACAAGAACAGGCTCGACTTGGAAACTTAGAAGCACAGTTGGTGGTTGATAAAACAATGAAGTTCAGAAAGGCACTCATAGACCACTTGAGAATTGATAGTTTACTGGACAATCAATCTACTGAAACAGTACTAGGACAATCGGACGCAATGGACAATCCTAAACCACAAGTGCCAATGAACAACATGATGAGTGTTCCTACAGTAAGTGGAAACCAAGGATTACCGAACCAAGGTGGAATACCAGTACCCAACAATGCCAGTCCAGCTGACATGGAGGGACAGGTTGCCGCAGGAATGATTTAATTTAATTCTTTATTTATATGATGGAACTAAACAAAATAAGTCCAGCAGACAGAGAAGCATTGAAAGCAATGATTGCTTCTAATGGTTGGGCAGTAGTTGAAAAGATATACGACAACTACAGATTGAGTTTGTTAGCCGATTTGGTTGATAGTCAAGACATGCTTCCTGATGGTATGGCGACAATAGCGTACAGTGCAAAGTACAGAGCACACGGTGCTACAGCAATGTTGAAACTGATTAACGACTTTGCCGAGGGTAATGATTTGGAAAAGAAATCTGCGTCTCAAAAGAAGGGTGTTGACAAAGGCAAGATAATATTGTAGTTTTAATTAAGATACCTGGCTAGCCATAGAGGGTTCGTCTTGAGTAAGGGTTTCCTTATTCTTGATGAGCCCTCTTTTTGTTAGACGGGCGTTATGGTACAACCCCGTAAGGGACTACTTAAATTCTTTAATAAAATAATATGCCAGAGGAAAAAATACTGGACTCTCAGACTGAGACAACCCAGGTCCAAAGCGAAGTTTCGACTCCAGAGTCAGACGGGAAAACCGAAACTATAAAAAGCGAATCAACAGATTCAGGTCAGACAGCTCCTTCACAAGAGGAAATAGATTACAAGACAAGATGGCAGTCGTCTTCGGAAGAAGCCAGAAAGTTATTCAAGGAGAAACAAGACCTTGAAAACAAAATGAAGGAAATCGAAGATTCTGTTACAGGTTTTGTAACGAGTGACCGACAGATACTTTCGAGATATTTGGACTCTCGAGGTTTACCAGAGGAAGAAAAGCAGAAGTTCTTAAGTGCGTACGACGCACAGACTGGAGTTTCACAAGAACAACAGACTGAACAGAAGCCAGTTTCAAAGGCAACCCCATCTTTAGACCCATACCAGCAAAGAGTTCTCGACGACGCTGCGAGTAAATTAAAAGCACAGATAGAAAAGCGTCAAGTGGCAACCCAGAGATTTTTAGAAGACAGTACAAATAAATCACTTAGCAAGGAAACTCTAAACGCAATTTGGCCTTTAGCTTTCAAGTTGGAGACCGAGGACAGTTTAGACCCTGACACTGCGATAAGCAGGGCTAAAAGTATTGTTGTTGGACAAAGTGAAATTGAGGACCAGGGATACGCAAGAGGTATTTCTGATTTACTCTTTAGTGGTGGTAGTGCAGGTGTTTCTGGTGGTTCTGGGGGTTCTCAGGGTCACGAAAGATTAGCACCACAGCATGAGGCATTCATTAGAGCAGAAATAGAATCAGAAGGACTCAAGGGTAAAGCTGCCGAAGATTTTAGAAAGAGGTATGTTGAAAGACTTGCCTCAAAACGATTGATTTAATTTAAGCAACCACGAAAATGTTTTTAGTAAAAACAATAGATGGAAGAGGCGGAAGACCACTTGAAAAGATGGTCATAGCTAACAGTGAAACAATCTATGTTGGCGGAACCGTTAACATTATTGAAGGTGGTGTTGCTGCTGCTGATGCTACTTCAGATAGAGTTTATGGAATCTGTAAGGGTATTGTAGTAGGCAATGTACCTATTCAAAATGCCAATTCTAGTGAATATGATGGAACATGGACTGCTCCTACGACATCTCACCAGGGAAGTTATGCAGCTGCTGCAGACAACCAGACCGACAAAAAGGTATGTGCTCTTATAGAGCCATTGGTAATTGGAGATACGGTTAGGGGAGACCTTGACGCTGCGAAGGGAACAACAACTGGTTCCGACGCTATAGGTTCTTACATTAGTATTTTAACGACTAATCACTCATTGTTTGATGAGAGTACCGTAGCGGGTACAGCAACACAGTTCTTAATTGTAGGACAAGTTCCTGGCAATAATAAGACAGTTGATGCTAAATTGGTAAAGGCACAGTTGGCCCAATAGTTTAATTTTAGTAGTTTATAGAAATGCCTATTAATACAGGAATAATGACCACGACATCACAGGCTGCTCTAACAGCACCTGGCATTGAAATGTGGATGGAGGAAGAGGCAAAATTATATAAACCAATGTTCACCCAGATTTTTAGTTTGGAGGGAACATCAAGACTATACGAAGACGATTCTAGTTTCGCTGGAGTTGATTATCCAGAGGAAGTAAATGAAGCTGCTGCAAAACCAGAACAGCAATTTACACTTGGATATACTTGGAGATATAGCCAGAAGGTTTATAAGAGAAAGATTGCACTTTCTACATTGTTAGACAAGACTGACCTTTATGGGAAAGTCAAGGGTAGGTCGAAAGATTTATCCAGAAAGGCTGCTCAAGGAAGAGATGTTAATGCATTCTCCGTTCTAAGAAACGCTTTTAGTTCTTCCGTAGTTTATGGAGATGGCAAACCATTGATTTCAGTGGGGCATCCAATAAAGGCTACTGGTGGAACACAGAAGAACACATTTAGTGATGGTGTTCAAAGACCATTGACTTATGAGAACTTCAAGTTGGCTAAGGACCAGATGTCAAGATGGGTATCCAATTCAGGAATGCCATTAGATATTGGTCTTAATGGTAACCTAGTTTTAGTAACAACTGATTATAACAGTGAGGCTGCTTTCCAGATTCTAAATGCTGATGGAAAACCAGATACAGCTGATAACAACAAGAATTACTTTAAGGGGTTGAATATAGATTTAATGATAGTACCTTATCTTTCACATGTGTTTGCATACAAGCAGGGTGATACAAGCTCTACTGATGCTGATACTTACGACAAGAGATGGTTTATCATGGATAAATACTATGCGAAGCAGTGTTTGAAATTCAAAGCTCTACAAGACTTCGAAATCAAATCATGGCAAGACGAAGACACTGATGTATTCTACGGAGGTGTAACTGACATCTATGCGTATGGTATATCTAATTACTTAGGAATCTTTGGTTCTCTAGGTGATGGTACAACCTACTCAAGCTAGTAGTCAAAAGCCATGGCAGAGGGCTTATTCTCTGCCTCCTAAAAGCTAAGTTGACCACAAGGATATAATGTGGGAATATATATTAGTTAATTTAAGTAGTAAACAATATGGCTACACATTTCAAGGGACCTATTGTATCTGAGAATGGGTTTACTGGAGATATTGATGGATATGTTACTCCGCAATCAGTCACAGTTGCTGCGACTTCAACAGGTGTTGCAGTACCAGCAGGTACTGATTTTGTAACAATAACCTCGGCGAATGCTAACAACATTGTAATACTTCCTGCACCAGTTGCTGGTGAGGTAGTTAAAGGTGCGAATGTTAGTGCGACTGCATGTGAAATAAGGAGTTCTAATCCTGCGACGATTGCAGTTAATAATGTAACTGGAACAGGCAAGGAAGCAGTTTTGGCTGCTGGTGCTTCGTTTGATGCTACATGTATATCGGCAACAAAGTGGATATTGCACAATTACGGTGCGACTGGAACTATGACAAACCCAGTACCAGATTAAGGTCTAATGCTCTACCTCTTATGGGGGTAGGCATTTGGTCTTAATTAATTTTATATTAGACGCAAATGAGAAAAATAACCAAAGTCCTAGACGGAATAACATCCTTGGACGCAACTGTTGGACAGGTAGTGGACATCAAAGACGCAAAGAGGGTGGTTCTGTTTTGTAAGAGAGCAAATCACACTGCTGGAAGTTCAGTGTTTTCTGCTACTGTTGGTGTTGGCACGGACAGGGCAACATACAATAAGTGGATAAGTAATGCGACAAACACCAATGCACAAGATGAGGCTAGGGTTGCAAGTTTAACATTAAGTGCAAATGGGTGTGATTTTCTAACAATGAGTCCAGAGGATATTTTTGAATTCATAACGGTATCAGTGGACAATGCAACAGACGGAACAGCGAGTGCGTGGATAATTTGTGATTATGAAGATTAGGTCAGTCTTTATATAACTTGATACTTAAAAAACCGTGAAGATAAGCGTAACAATGATTGTGAAAAACGAGGAAGAAATGTTAGCTCGTTGTTTAGAAAGTGTTAAGGAAGCAGACGAAATAGTAATTTGTGACACTGGTTCTACTGACAAGACGATTGAGATAGCAGAGAAGTACACTGACAAGGTTTACACTGATTTTGTGTGGTGTGACCATTTTGGTAAGGCAAGGCAACATAGTAAGGAGAAGGCTACAGGAGATTGGATTGTAACCATAGACGCCGACGAGGTGCTAGGGTGTGATTTTCAGCATTTAAGGGACGAAATAGAAAGGGCAGACAAGGCTGGGTATCACTTTGTTAATGTTCATACTGTTTCCAAGAGTGATGGTACGAGTAATCCATTTCCAAGAATATACAAGAACTTGCCAGAGATTAAGTGGTACGGTGCGGCTCACAATTATCTGAAAGAGGGTGATGAGTCGGCGACAAAGATTTATGAGTCGGACATTGATATTATTTATGATTATTCTCCAGCACACAAGAAAGACCCTGACAGAACATTAAGGATACTTTCAAAGGCTGTAATGGAGGACAGAACATTGTCCAGAGAGAAGTTTTATCTTGCGAGGGAGTATTTTTACAAGCATAATTGGGCAGAGGCTATTTTCTGGTACAAAGAGTATTTAGAAAAACCCAATTGGGCTGGTGAAGAGGCTCAGGCGTATTATATGTTGGGCAGGTGTTATTATTACAAGCAGAGAAAGCAAGAGGCATACGATAGTTTGCTTAGGGCTATTTTAATCAATCCCAATTTCAAGGACGCTATATTCTTTTTGGCACAGATTTCACCATTGGAAAAAGGTGTTAGATGGATGGAGTTTGCAGAGGGTGCAGACAATAGTGGGGTTTTGTTTGCGACCTTTCCTGCTAGTGAAAAAGACTCTAGTTTCTACGACAAACATTTTGAGAGTGACAATGATATGTCTAGGTATGAGGATATTTTGAAAATGATTGGTGACACGGTTGAGAACAATAAGGTGCTTGACATAGGATGTGGGCTTTGTGAGTTGTCTAAGTATGTTAAAAATTACAGTGGTTTTGATTTCAGCGAGTCTGCAATAGTAAAGGCAAGTGCTAAAAATAGTGAACTTGATGTTTGGATTGGTAGTGCTTACGAAAAGGAGAACTTTAAGGATGCTGATGTGTATGTATGTACAGAGGTGCTAGAACATCTTAAAAGAGACCGAGATGTTGTTAGAAACATACCTTCGGGCAAGGAGTTTATATTTACAGTACCGTCTTTTTCTGACCCGTCTCACATACGAGTTTTCAATGATTTGTTCTTCAGAAGAAGGTACGGTGATTTAATAGACATTGATGAAGTGGTTAGATTTAATTGGGACAGTAAGAATAGAAAATGGAGGTTTGGTGGAGAATTAACAGACAGTTACATTTTAGTTTATAGTGGCAGGAGGAAATAATGGCTTTTCTAAAATCTAAAAATAATGCAAAATCAACGCTAACATCAGGAATTGATGGTACAACATTAACAATTCCAGTCGCAGATGCAAGTTCATTTCCTACAAGTGGACCATTTCAGGTTACTGTGTGGGATTCTTCCGTTGCACAACCGTCCTTAGACACGGTATCAATGGAAATAATTGAAATTGATAGTGTGACTGGGAATACTTTTACTGCATCCACAAGAGGTGTTGGTGATACTACTGGTGTTGCACATACTTCTGGCGACCATATTGCACTACTTTTAACAGAGGACTACATTACAGAATTACAAGAATACATAACCGACAATGCTATACAAGGACCGACTGGCCCAATAGGACCAACAGGTCCAAGTGGTGGGCCAATAGGTCCAACAGGACCCACAGGTCCAACGGGTCCAATGGGTGCTACAGGGCCAACGGGTCCTACAGGACCAATGGGTCCGACAGGTCCACAAGGTCAAAGAGGTCCAACTGGTCCTACTGGTTCGACAGGAGCAACTGGATTGAACGGTTCTATTGGCCCCACAGGTCCTACTGGTGCGACTGGACCACAGGGTATCCAAGGTATTAAGGGTGTAACAGGAAGTACTGGTCCAAGAGGTTCTACAGGACCAACTGGACCAACAGGTGCCGATAGTACTGTTCCAGGTCCAACTGGTCCAACAGGCCCAAAAGGTATAACAGGACCAACAGGACCACAAGGAATACAGGGTATAAAGGGGGCCACAGGTTCCATTGGTGCCACAGGTCCTACAGGGCCTATTGGACCCACAGGTCCTACTGGTGCGACTGGGGCAGATAGTATAATTCCTGGACCAACTGGGCCTACTGGTCCTAAAGGGAGTACTGGACCAACTGGTCCTATGGGTCCAGGTAGTACTGCACAAGGTCCAACGGGACCAACAGGACCTACAGGTCCCAAAGGTGCTACTGGTCCTACTGGACCAAACAGTATAACAACCTCAACAACAACGAACTTGACTGGAGTAATAACAGGCAATGGTAGTGTAATATCTTCTAAGACCAACCCAGCAGGTGCTTTTGTAGGAACTACTGATACTCAAACACTAACTAGCAAGACTTTAACAAGTCCTTTATTTGAAGGGGTTTGGAATGGGTGGATAGACGCTAAAGAAACTTGGACTTATGTATCAACAGATGACCCTACAGGAGTGTTTAAGGTTAATGCTGATGTTACTGGTAAATATTCGGTAGGAATGAGAATAAAAATGACTAATGGTGGCAATACTATTCATGGGATAATTACTAAGATGGGAACATACGAGGGAGATGAGGCAGGATATACATATATTACTTTCTTACACGAAATAGACCCAGCAGACAATCTAGCTTTACACTTAATGGCTAATAGTGCAATAACAAACAATTATTATTCTACACAAAAAGCTCCAGCAGGATTTCCTCTACAAACTGCTAAATGGACAGTTGTTTCAACACCTAGTAATTATAGCAACGAAACAGCAACAGCAGGAACAATATACAATGCAGGTTCTTTGGTAGTGCCAATCGGTAGCTGGCGATGCGAATATATAGCAGGAACATATGCTAATTTCTATGGAAGTAATTGGAAAGCAACTCCCCGTATGCAGACGGGAATAGGAACAGCGAACAATAATTTTTCTGTCCATTCTGATAACAGCGGTTTTAATCTAGGTGACCAAGTAACAAGTGGATACTATGCAGGAATTAACGGAAACTATTCCTTTTCAGAGCTAGTTGATTTTACAAGTAAAACTACTAGATATTTTAATGTGAGTGCGATAAATGTTGGTGCTACTACTTACCGAATATATACATACTCTCCTATTTTGAAAGCAATTTGTGCATATCTATAATTTGGTTAGTAAATGCAAAACCGACACAATATACATAAATATATAATAGTCAGGGAGAGAATAACAGAATACTACAATATGCAACTATGGAAAAACTACTAAAATACAAATGGTACATAATAGGGGGACTT